TTAGGTGAGTAATGGTTGATATATTAGATTACATTGACAAAATGCAAGAGATGTACGAAGGCAAGCCAAGCTCCATGGCCCAAGAACCACGGAACATGTACAGCAGTGGTATGTTAGTTAAACCTAATGCTGATGGATCAAGACCAGGGTATGCTAAAAATAAAATGTCAGGATCAGAAGAACAACAGGCAGGTAATGTTGCAAAGAAAAAAGCTAGACTTTCTAAGATTGGTGAGTTGTTTATTAATAAAGATTATAATTCTTTAAAAACAAAAACTAGAAAAGCTAGAATGGGTAAAGGTTCTATTGATGCTGGTGGTGTTTTAAATTCACAAGATAAAACTATGTTAAATAATATTATTCTTGGAAAAGACGTTAAATTACAAAATGCTTTAGCTAAAGAATTAGGAATTAATCGTAGATACATGATTGAAGTTTATACTGAATCTGAAAAATTAAAAGATGAAGGAAAAGCGTTACAACAATCAAAAGCAAAACTATCTCAAGTTAAAACTCAAAAAGAAATATTTGATGAAATTTTAAATAACAAAAATGCTACCGTAGAATCTATGGCTAAAAAATTTAAAATGACAAAAAAAGAAATTACTAAAGAATCTAGTAAATTACTAAAAAATGTATACTCACAAAACGTTGCAATAGGAAAAGGTCCTGAGTTTGACATAAACTCACGAGGTCAAAAAACTCTTAAATCATGGTTACCTGATAACTTTGAAACAACAGATTCTTTTTTAAATAATTTTTCTAATATAAAAGGTTTAAAAAATGTTCAATCAGAAAACATGAGTATATTAATAAAAAATGCTTATGGTGATAACCCTAAAAAATTTACAGCAGCTATGAAAGGACTTAGTGAATACAATAAATTAGTTAATTTATTACCTGAAGGAGTAAAGTTAGATTTAGACCACCCTTTATCAAAATCTTTTTTAAAAGGATCAGGAGTATCTCCAGATAAACTTTTATATGTAACACCAATTAGTAGAGAATATAATAGAGGATTTAAACAAAGTTTAAGTATGGCGTATGATAAAGCTTTATTAAACCCTAATAGAGATAAAAAACTTATAAAAACTATAGAAAATTTTGCAAACAAAATTGGAGTTAATATAGGAAAAGGTTCTACTAAAAAATTAGATTTTGGTACGACATCTATTACCAAAAAAACACAATCAGGTTTGGCTGAAGAATTAGCTCAAAATTTTAAAGAACAAGAAACGGCTAGAAAAAACTTAGCTAAATTTAGAAAAACAAAAGAAGGTGAAGATGTAATAAAACAAATATTTAAATCTGGAAGAGCTGAATTAAAAATACCTAAAGTTGATAAAAAAGTAGAACAAAAATTAACAACATTATTAGGTGAATTAGGTTGTCCTACAGCAAAACTTCAATTAGGTGGTAGAGTTAAATTTAGTAATGGTTCTGCATGTGTATTAAAAGGAAAGAAAAGATTAAACAAAGGTATGTCACTTGGTTTTGATAAAACAGAAGGAGAGTTAGCAAAAAAAATATTACAAGCAGGTAGAGGACTTGGAAGTATGTTTGCATTAAGAAATATATTAGGTCCAGCAGCGGTTGGTTTTACTGTAGCTGCAGAAGCAGGATTAGTTGGTTATGATATGTTAGCAACAGGTAAATCATTTAAAGAAGCAGTAGGTGCTAGTTTATTTAATTACGCATTAGGGGATAAAACTAAAATAGATAATAAAAAATTAAGATACCAAGGTTATAAAGATGCTGGAGTAAGTGCAAATCAAATAGGTAAAATATCTGCTTATGAAAATGCAATCGATGAAATGAATAATACGTTTGCAGAATTTGACGAAGAAAACAGACTTTATAATATCGCTGCAAACCAAAAAGGTAGAGGTAGAATGGATCCAACAAGATTTAAAAAAATAAAACAACAACAAGCAGAAAATTTTTATAATCAAGCAGATAAAAATAAGGCATTAATTCAAGATCTAGCAAGAACACAAACAGAAAATAGATTAGACAAAGCTCTTGATCCAATGGTGCCAGCTCTAATGTCTGATGCTGATGCAAAAAGAAAAGCAATGCAACTGACAAAACCATCAACTGTTGGTTTTGGAAATGTTATGGATACAATATTTCCTTCAGGGTTTTTTAGTGATACAACTTATAAAGAAGATAGAGATAAAGCTGTAAATTATATGCCAGAAGTACAAGAATATTACAGAGGCAATCGTTTTGCAAGAGGTGGGCTATCGGGCGGTGATACATCAGGGCCACCACCAGAATCAGGACCTATGTCACAAGGGTTGCGTTCATTAATTAAAAATGGTAGAAAACTATAACGGAGAATAAATGGCAGATATAGATAAAGCTCTCCCGAACACTCGTACCAAATTAGAAGTTCCTGGGCAGGAACAAGAGGTCGATGTTGCGGAGCAAGAACAACAAAAAGGACCGGTAGAAGTAACACCAGAAGAAGATGGTGGTGCAACGATTGATTTTGATCCAAGTGCCGTGAACCAACCAGGCACAGAATCACATTTCGATAACCTTGCAGATGGTTTAGATCTTTTAGGTTTTAAATACGATAATCGTAACGAACCTTTTCAAGGAGCAAGTGGTGCAACTCATCCAGTCCTTGCTGAAGCTGTAACACAATTTCAAGCATTGGCTTACAAAGAATTATTACCATCAGATGGTCCAGTTAGAACACAAATGCTAGGTGTATCTAATCCTGCAAAAGAACAGCAGGCACAAAGAGTAAAAGATTTTATGAATTACCAAATTCTAGATCAAATGAAGGAATACGAGCCAGAGTTTGATCAGATGTTATTTCATCTACCTCTAGCAGGTTCTACTTTTAAAAAAGTTTACTACGATGATTTATTGGGACGAGCTGTATCAAAGTTTATCCCTGCAGATGACCTTGTTGTTCCGTATACGGCTACCTCATTAGACGATGCGGAATCAGTCATCCATGTTATAAAAATTTCTGAGAATGATTTACGAAAACAACAAGTAAATGGTTTTTATACAGATATAGAATTATCAAAACCGTCTGATGTATCAGATGCGGATAAAGTAACAGACAAAGAACGTGAATTAGAAGGACTTGCTAAAACAGCAGGTGGAGAAAAACTTTACACGTTGTTAGAGTGTCATGTTAATTTAGATTTAGAAGGTTTTGAAGATGTTGGCGAAGATGGTGAACCAACAGAAATAAAATTACCTTACGTCGTTACAATCGAAGAAGGTAGTCAAAAAGTTTTGTCTGTAAGACGAAACTATGCGCCCAATGATCCACTTAAAAATAAAATCCAATATTTTGTCCACTTTAAATTTCTGCCAGGACTAGGATTTTATGGATTTGGATTAATACATATGATTGGCGGATTGAGTCGTACGGCAACGGCGGCTCTCCGTCAATTGTTAGACGCAGGGACTTTATCAAACTTACCCGCAGGTTTTAAACAAAGAGGTGTTAGAGTAAAAGACGATGCAACACCAATACAGCCAGGAGAATTTAAAGATGTAGATACTCCGGGTGGCAATCTAAAAGATGCCTTCGTATTCCTTCCATACAAAGAACCATCAGCAACTTTATTACAGTTGATGGGAATAGTTGTTCAAGCAGGACAAAGATTCGCGTCAATTGCTGACATGCAAGTCGGTGACGGGAACCAACAGGCGGCTGTTGGTACGACTGTAGCTCTTTTAGAACGTGGTTCAAGAGTCATGTCAGCTATCCACAAGAGATTGTATGTTGGATTAAAATCAGAATTTAAATTACTAGCAAAAGTTTTTGCTACATACTTACCACCAGAATATCCTTACGATGTTGTAGGTGGACAAAAAAATGTTAAGGTTTCGGACTTTGACGATAGAGTAGATGTACTGCCAGTTGCAGATCCTAACATATTTTCTATGTCTCAAAGAATATCTTTAGCACAAACAGGTTTACAACTAGCTATGGCTAGTCCACAAATACATAATTTGTATAATGCTTACAGAAAAATGTACGAGGCACTTGGTATAAAAGATATAGATAGAATTTTACCACCGCCTCCACCAACTGCACCTAAAGATCCGAGTCTTGAACACATAGATGCGTTAGGCGGAAAACAATTCCAAGCATTTCCAGGTCAAGATCACAGAGCACACGTTACAGCACACTTAAATTTTATGTCAACTAACCTAGTTAGAAATAATCCTAACGTTATGGCTGCAATGCAGAAAAATATTTTAGAACACATTAGTTTAATGGCAACAGAACAGGTGCAATTAGAGTTTAGAGAACAAATGTTACAGCTACAACAACTTGCACAACAAGCAGCAGTCAATCCACAAGCACAACAACAGATGCAAGAGATGACTCAAGGTATTGAAGCAAGAAAAGCAGTGTTGATTGCAGAGATGACAGGTGATTTTATGAAGGAAGAAAAAGAAATTACATCACAATTTGACTCTGATCCGTTACTAAAATTAAAATCACGTGAAGTTGACCTAAAAGCAATGGAAAATCAACGTAAACAGGAAGAAACAACTGCTAGCCAAGAACTTGAAAGAGCAAAACTACTTCAAGCACAACAATTAAATCAACAAAAGATGGAACAGAACGAAGAATTAGCAGAATTACGTGCTGACACATCTCTTGAGAAGCAAGAATGTTGACCCTAGATCAGAGAAAACTATCAGAGGAGAAAACAAAATTGCTAAAGGTGATAGCAATCCGGTTAAAGGAACTGGTGCTGCAAGAAAACAAAAAGACGTTACTTGGTATTAACCCATGGCGTTTCCAATATTAGGTGCTCTTAAACTAGCCGTTAACGCTGGTAGTCACATTTACAAAAAAAAGAAAGAAACACAGATGATGATGGCCAATGCACAGGCTACCCATGCGCAAAAAATGGCGAACGGGGAATTGGAATACTCCGGCAAGTTATTAGAGGCTCGTCAATCGGACTGGAAAGACGAGTTCGTTTTGGTCGTATTAACGCTGCCAATTTTAATAATTGGATGGGGGGTCTTTTCGGATGATCCGGGCGCTTCTGCCAAGATAAAAGAGTTCTTCGACCAATTCCAACAGCTTCCGAGCTGGTTTACTAATTTATGGATCCTTGTAGTCGCAAGTATTTATGGTATAAAGGGAACACAAATTTTTAAAGGCGGTAAAAAATAATGAGAAAATATTTAACAAATATGGTTATCAGTTCTGTTAAGCCAAAAGTTAACAAAACAAAATTAAGTAAAGCTACAAGTGAATTAAATAAAGCTATACAAAAAACAAAAGGTTCTAAAGCAAAATTAAGTCAAACGTTGTTTGAAATAGAAAATAAAATGCCATTAACTTTTAAAAAAAAATCAGGAAAATCTATGAAAGAGTCTGAGAGAAAAAAGAAAATTATGAAGGACAACAATAAAGTAATAGGTAGAATGTTTAAAAAAGCATTGGAGAAAAAATAATATGAGAATGAGTTATAAACAAGGTAAAGACGTTAAAAAGAAAAAAGCCAAAGGTGGTGGATCAGATTTTGGAATGTTAAGTGTAAAAGCTGGCATAGACAAAAATCCAAACCCAACTCAAGCAGATAGAATTGCTGGAGCTAAAATGAGCGGTCCTAGAAAAAAAGCAATGGGTGGTGGAATGATGAGAAAACAATTTGGTAAAGGTGGTGGAGCAGATACTCATGTAACTAAAGACGGACGTACGGTTAAAAAAGGTTTGTATTATTACATGAATAGAGCCAAGAAAAAAGGCACTAGCAAACCTGGTAAAGGTTCTGTAACTGATAAAGCTTTAGCTAGATCAGCTAAGACAGCTAAGAAGCCAACTAAAAAAGCGTAATGAGAAGTAGGGAGAACCCTATAAGAAAAACCACTACTAAAGGTGGTAATTACAGACCAACAAAATCTGGAGCAGGTATGACTAAGAAGGGTGTCGCTGCTTACAGAAGAGCAAACCCTGGAAGTAAATTAAAAACAGCCGTAACTGGAAAAGTGAAGCCAGGATCAAAAGCTGCAAATCGACGTAAGTCGTATTGCGCACGTAGTGCAGGGCAATTAAGAAACTCGTCAGCAAAAACTCGTAACGATCCTAACTCACGAATAAGACAGGCACGGAGAAGATGGAAATGTTAAATGAGTCCCGAAACAGTAATATATAAATTACAAAGAGCATTAGAACTACAATTAGAAAACCTAACCAATGTCATAACCACCGGTGTTGACAGTATGGAAAAATATAGATATATACTAGGTCAAATCAATGCACTGGAATCAGTGCGTCAGGAACTTTCTAGCCTGCTTAACTCAAAGGAGAAAAATGAAGGAACAGTCATCGACATTGGAGAACACAAATCCAAAGATAGTATTACCGAATAAAGATTTAGTAGGTGTAAAAAAATCAGAACCTAAAAAAGAAGTTACAAAAGAAAAAACAAAATTACCAAAACCAACAGGTTGGAGAATGCTTGTTTTGCCATTTAGAATGGATGAAAAAACAAAAGGCGGAATCTTACTTGGTGGTGAAACTATAGACCGACAACAAGTAGCATCACAATGCGGAAACGTACTTGCGATGGGAGATGCTTGTTATGTTGATAAAGAGAGATATCCAAATGGTCCATGGTGCAAGGTTGGTGATTGGGTGGTCTTTGCTCGTTATGCAGGATCACGAATAGAAATTGATGGTGGAGAAGTACGTCTTTTAAATGAAGATGAAGTGTTAGCAACCGTAGAAGATCCAACGGATATTCTACATAAATATTAACATAGGAAGGAAACTATGCCAGAGTCAAATAAAATAAAACAAGACGAAGTCATGGTAGATTTAGATACTTCAGGTCCAGATACCGAAGTTAATTTACCAGAAGAAGAAATAAAACAAGTTGCAGAAAACACGGAACAAGAAACAATAAAAGAAGAAACAACAGAAACAACAGAACCAGAAAAAGTAGAAACAAAAAACGATGAAGAATTAGAAGATTATAGTAAAGGAGTTCAGTCACGTATTGCTAAACTTACTCGTAAGATGAGAGAAGCAGAACGTAGAGAACAAGCTGCTGTAGAATATGCTAGAGCTGTAGAACAGAAAAGACAAGTTGATCAAGAAAGATTTAACAAAGTTGATTCTGATTACACTAAAAAATTTGAAGACAATGTAAAACTAGGAATGGATTCTGCGCAAAAAGAACTTGCAATGGCAATCGAAGCTGGTGATGCAACTGCTCAAGTTGAAGCTAACAAAAGAATTGCTACACTTTCATTTGAAAATGCTAAGTTAGAGCAAAGAAAACAAGAAACCCCAGTTGTACAAGAACCTGTACAATTATCAGACGGTGGTAGATTACCTCCTCAACCAACACCACAAGACTTACCAGCACCTGATCCTCAAGCAGAGGCATGGGCAGGTAGAAATACTTGGTTTGGACAGGATAGAGCGATGACTTATACTGCATTTGAGATACATAAAGATCTTGTAAATGAAGGATTTGATCCTCAATCTAATGAATATTATGCAGAAGTTGACAATAGGATTAAAGTTGACTTTCCACATAAATTTGGTAATAATGAAACTAAGCAAACGGCCAAGCCCGTTCAGTCGGTCGCTTCAGCTAATAGAAGTGTAAAACCTGGTCGCAAAACTGTGAGACTCACATCTTCACAGGTAGCAATAGCTAAAAAATTAGGTGTGCCACTAGAAGAGTATGCAAAACAAATAAAACTCACGGAAGGAGCATAAGCATATGACAAAAGAAAACGAAAAAAAAGTAACTTCACGTGCGAGCCAAACTCGGTCAAAAACTGAAAGACCAAAAGAGTGGGCTCCTCCATCTTCTCTAGATGCACCGACTGCGCCGGATGGATTCCGACACAGATGGATACGAGCGGAGAGTTTAGGATTTCAAGATTCTAAAAATATCTCTGGAAGAATTAGATCTGGTTATGAGTTAGTGAGAGCTGACGAATATAAAGATTCTGATTATCCCGTAGTCACTGATGGTAAATACGCAGGAGTGATTGGAGTAGGTGGCCTTGTACTCGCAAGGGTGCCCGAAGAAATCGCAAAGGCAAGAACTGAATATTTTAGAAAACAATCTGAAGGTCAGGAAGAAGCTATAGACAACGATTTAATGAGGGAAGAGCATAAGAGTATGCCTATCAATGTTGACAGGCAGTCTCGCACAACCTTCGGTGGCAAAAAGTAAATTTTACTTAAACCAACGAATTACATTAAACCGAACTGGAGGCCCTTAGGGGCAGGTTCATAAGGAGATAAAACTATGGCTAATAGACAAACAGCGCTGTAAACATTGATTTGTTTTACGGCAGCGCAGTACAAGTTACAGCAGGTTATGTTGTAACAGCTGAAGATGCAGCTACGGCTGAATCAATTGGTGTCTTATATGGTATCTTTTATGAGGATGCGTCGACGTTGAAACCAACGTTCAACAATCATTATAATGGTGCTATTACACCAGCGACAGCGAAAGACGGCGGTGATATCGTAGCTTTTGTTAATGACTATCCTTGGCAGGTTTATCATGTTGCAGCGGATGCAGCAGTAGGAGCAAATATTCCTGCAGCGCACGCAGTTTACTTAGATACTTTCGATGTAAACTCAGCAGCAGGTAGTACTACTACAGGTATGTCATCTAACACACTAGATATCGGCGACTCACACGCAACAAATAACACTTGGAGACTATTAAGAGGTGTTGAAGACCCTGAAAACGGGGACTTAACGGAAGCATTTTGTAATGTTGAAGTTGTTCAAAACTTGAACCAATACGTTGATAGTTCTGGGTCATAAGGAATAGGAGATAAATTATGGCAATATCACGACATCAACTCGTAAAAGAGTTAGAGCCAGGATTGAATGCACTATTCGGCCTGGAATACAATAGGTATGATAATCAGCACGCTGAGATTTATACTAGCGAATCATCTGACAGAGCTTTTGAAGAAGAAGTAATGTTAAGTGGATTCGGAAACGCAAGTGTAAAGAGTGAAGGTTCTGGAGTAGCATTTGATAATGCACAAGA